GGTAATGTATATTGGACGGCAACGCCTCATTCTAACCCATAAACATATTTATTAATATATGGCAATATTCTACGCAGATACAGGAAGTTTTAATCAATTAACGGTTATAAATTTAACTGCATCAACATCTTCAATATTATATATTTCTTCATCTACTTTAAATGTAGGTACTAACATAATAACAGTTAATGCAAACAATCCATCAGTTAGATATGGAGGATTAGCAGTAATTGATTCAGGTTCATCACCTCAAACATCAGGTTCAATATTATTTGATTCTACAAACAATCGATGGATATTTGCACATCAAAATACAGCCGGAGCTGTTACAAGTTCAGTATTTATACAAGGGCCACAAACTTTTAACAACGTTGGAAGTGAAACAACATTAACAGCTAACAGAGTACCAAAAGCAACCGGAGGAGATAGGTGAGCATATTGGTGATTCTAATATAACTGACACAGGAACGTTAGTATCGATAAATTCTAATACACAAGTAACCGGTTCATTAAACGTAACAGCGGGTATAACTGGTTCGGCATTAGCAATAGCTACTACGACACCACTTAGTACAACAAAAGCACATATTAAAGGTATATTAGGAATAGAGAATGGATCAACAGCAGGAACCTTAGCAGATCAATTACTATTTGGATATAACGGATCAGGATTATCGCAATACAATCATAAGATACAAACATCACATGATTCACAAGCGGTGTTAAATAAAATGGACTTTTTAGTATCAAATGGTGCAAGTACATTTTTAAATACTCTAACTTTAAGAAGCTCAGGGTTATCTAGATTTGATAGCGGTCAAGGATTAGGAGTAAGTGGTAGTTTGCAAGTAACCGGTTCGTTAAGAGTATCTGCAGGTATAACGGGTAGTTTATTAGGAACGGGTAGTTGGGCATCAAATGCATTAACTGCCTCGAGAGTTATATCATCTAATGGATATGCTTTTTCTATACAATACGGAGGCGGAGCAAGTGGTATTTTAATGACAGGTTCAAATAATTTTCAGTACAATGGTTCAAATGTAACTCTAACAAATGGTTACCTAGCACAAAGCAATAATACGTCTTATTACACATATTTAGGTTCTTATACAGGAGCACCTACTGAAATGGGAATATGGGCTGATGATACATCAACCGAAAACACTTATCCAATAGTATCCTACGATACAGCAACTAGTAAGTATTCTTTTGCTGGTTCTAATGTTACATACGATGATGCAAATGGAAATTTCGGTATAGGTACTACAACACCAACAGCAAAACTTCATGTAGTAGGTAATATAACGGTAACCGGTTCATTAAATGTATCCGGTAGCGTGACATTACCTCGATATAACTCAACAACAGCATTTCCAGGAACGTCTGTAGCTAAATTGGCTGTTGACACGAGTGGTAATATGTTAACAGTATTAAATGGACATGCACCGCAACTTGATTTATTTTCAGCGTTAGGTAGTGCAACAAAAGCAGACCCAGTGTATGCACAAGGTGGTTTATTGGGATCAACGGGCGGTACACTTACTGATGGAAATGGTCATGGGGTTGCGGTACATTTACCACAACAAGCTACTATAACCGGAATAAGATGGTGGCGGACTGGTACGGTCGGCGTGTATACAGCTGATAATTATAATGGTGTTGCATTATATTCCTACTCCGGAGGTAATTTAACATTAGTCGCGTCAAGCTCAAATACACCAAATATTTGGAGTGGTAGTTATGCAGCTGCAACAAGTGTGTATGTAACAAGATCTTTTGTAACGCCATATAACGCAAACCCAGGAATATATTTTGCTGTCGGAATATATAATCAATCAGCACAGACTACGGCACCAGTTATTGGATCAGGACCGCAAGCGTTATTCAATGTTAATAATGTTGCATATGATTATACAAATGGTGCTAAACATTTTTTCACAGCAGCTATTTCTAGTTCAGTACCATCGTCTATCGCTATATCAGGTACTGGTGCAACACTTACTCAATACTATTTTGCTTTATATTAAAAAAATAAATTATGAAACCATATCTATTAATCGAGCCGATTCAATACGGAGAATTACAAGAAAAAAATGCAAATGCAATCATTTGGAATGTCAGTCAACTAATGAGAGGATCAACATCTGCAACTGCGATGTGTACTTTGATTTGGGAAGAAAATGGTAATACATATCATCGCGACTCATTTACTATAGAACTTGACAATACAACTCTACAGAGCTGGGGATCAGATGATACGGTAATTGATAATGTTGTATTAGCTTATTCACCACTTTTTGTAAGAAGAAATCCTTAAAATTATTTGGTTTTTTCAAAGTATATTCTTATTTTTAAGAAGTAAATAAAATACTACATGAAAATACAACAAAAAGTTTTAAAGAAAATTCCTAACGCTAAAATTTATTCTGCTACAAATGGTTATTTTATCGGATTCGAATCTGATGAAGGTATTACTAATTTATTAGCTGATTTGTTATTACCTAATCAAGAGTCAAAAGAAAAAGCTTGGGAATGTGCGTTATTAGCAGTTAAAACATCTCAAAATTTTAATAGAACTCATCCATTAAGAGTAGATATGTATTCTGAATTAGATAAACAAGAACGTATTGAAAAACGTAAAAATAACGGTAAGATTTCTAAAGAAAAATCTAACGATGGCTATATTTATTTTTAAATAAAGGTTTTGAAAAACATATTTTCTATATTCAAAAAGAAAAAATCCGTTACGGTAGAAAACGTTCCTGATTCATTTTTACAAGACGATTCAATACTAGTAGGATATTCTAATATTAACGAACAAATATTAACCTACGGATCAGCACTTACTTTTTTCAATGTTAATCAATCAGTTTTAGATATTGGTTGTGGCCGCGGAGATTTATTTGCATATATTAAAGAACAGTATGAAGACGTATTTTTAGATTCCAATTATTATGGAATTGATAATAATGAAATTGTTCTTAATGCAGGTAAAGAAAAATATAATATAGATAATATACATTTACAAGACTTTATTACATTTAAAACCGATAACAAGTATAATTGGGTAGTAGCTTGTAATTATTTTCTAGATCCTTTAGATGATCAATATACTCGACTATTTAAGTCAGTAGATAAAATGTATAATATATGTAATTTTGCGGTTGCATTTAATGTAATTACAAACCAAGCAGATGTACAAGAAGATCAAATAGCTTCATATTCTATATATGATGCAGGTAAAATATTAAATCACTTATTAACAACATATAAAAAAGTTATTGTGCGCGCTGATTATTTATTAGGCGATACAATGTTCTACGTATTTAAATAAACTATAAAATTATGGACGGTTACAACAGCTCATACGTTAATCATTCATTCGCAGTCGGCGATGAAAAAAAGCAAGATGCAAGAAAAGGAAAATTTTTCTGGAACATCGATTTTGAATTTACAAATTATTTAACTGAACAAAATACTGCGTATGGAGAAAATCCCGTAGTAGGAAATTTAATTGTAGGTTCTCATAAAATGCCAGTTACATTATCCGAGGTCAACAAGTTAATTGAAACATTGCATGATGTTAAAATTACTTACGATCAAAAAAGAAAATTAAAATTGTACGATTTACCGAAAAAGAAAGATAAGGAATAATATGGAAATATTAGTTTTAAGTTTTATAGTATCGATTAGCATTATTATTAATGCTGTATTATATAGAAAATATATTAATACAAAACGCCATTTACTTGAATCGGAAGATCGTATAGAAGATTTAGATATGGTCGTATCAGCATTGCAATCATTACAAGCAATGCATGATGAAAAGACTCCGAAAGTAAAAACTAAAAAATCTTCTAAAAAGATTTCGAAACCCACGATTAAATCAAAAGCTAAAAAGGAAGTAGCTCCAGCGCCAAAAAAGCGTGGGCGGAAGCCGAATTCATAATTAAGCAAGAATTTATTCGAACGGCGAATACGACTAGGCCTATATTATATAAAATAAAATTTGGAAAATTGAAAAATATTTTATAATTTTATAATAAATAATTAATTATAATTAATAAATAATAATATTAATAATATTAATAATAAATTAAAATATTTATATATGTATATGCCATTCGATAGTTTCCATATAGATAATACAGAGTATGACTTTTATATGTCGTTACCAGAAGACGAGAAGCTTCTGTTTTTGTATGATCTAATCTGTACAGACTATTACGATTCAGAAATTGACGAACATATTCCTGCATTCGATAAAGAATCTTTTTCAGCTGATATTAATAGTAATTCGTATCGAGAAATAATTTCTAAAGTATTAAACCAAGCTATAGATTATAATTCTATAGTTAATGTAATTTTTATTAATGAATTAGTAGTATTTAATTCAAGCTCCAGAAAGAACATGTTTTATGCTGTATTAGATATGTCTTTCGATGGAGTCGTTTTAGATAAAGTCGATCTTCCAGAAAATTTAGAGTATATTTTTAAAAAGCAAGAATATTGCGCAGTATATAAAGTATTAGATATCGCTAATCCTATTTTACCTAAATCAAATGTTTAATAAAGAAATAATTACAGTTAAAGATACATTATATATCGTTAAACGTAAAATTAAAAAAGATTCTTTACCTATAGTAGAAACATGGAAAGAACATTTAAATTGCGATATAGTTTTTCAGAAAGATGAAATGTATTATTTTTGTCAAGCAATAAACGAAGCTCAAATCATAGAAAATGAATAATTTAGGTTACGCTTGCATTAATATGACCTTAGGTAAAAAAGGCATATTAACAGGCCGCGCAATGCGCAAAGCAACATTAGATGCTAAAGGACTACCGTACGCATCTCAATTAGCATTGGAAAATGCAAAGGATCTTAAAACTATATTAGAATGGAATGTGAATCATGGTATTTATTTTTTTCGTATAGGTAGTGATTTATTTCCTTGGGGCAATAAAATTGATATTACTCAATTGCCTGATTACAATGAAATAGTTAAAGTACTTAATGATTGCGGTGATTATGCTCGAGCGAATAATATTCGTTTAACGACACATCCCGGACCGTTTAATCTATTAGCATCTGATAAAGAATCGGTAGTATTAAATACTATTTTAGATTTAGAAATGCATTCTACTTTATTTGATTTACTTAAATTAGATCAAACTCCATTTAATAAAATTAATATACATGTAGGAGCTACGTACGGTAATAAAGAAGGTGCTGTATATAGATGGAAACAAAATTTTAAACGTTTATCTTTATCATGTCAAAAACGATTAACTTTAGAAAATGACGACAAAGCAAGTATGTATTCCGTAAAAGATTTATATGATAGCGTTTATCAAGATATAGGAATTCCTATCGTATTTGATATACATCATCATGATTTTAATACAGGTGATATGACTCATAAAGAAGCAATGGCATTAGCAGGTAGCACGTGGCCTAAAGGTATTCGACCAGTAGTACATTATTCTGAATCTAAAGCATTACATGAAAATAATAGTAAAATAAAATTACAAGCACATTCTGATTTTATATCAGATTATATTCAAACATATGATAATGACGTAGATGTTATGATCGAAGCGAAGGCAAAAGAGTTAGCATTATTAGAATATCGTAAAAAGTATAATATTTGATATTTATAAAATAAAAACCAATATGAGAAATAAAAGAAATACTATAGAAAAATTAGAAGCGCAGGCTACTAAATTAAATACGCTTAAAAAACGTATAGAAAATGCCGATGTTAGTGGTGTTGAAGCTGTTAAGGTATTAGAATATATTAACAAGGATATATCATATATTATCGAACGTTTAGAATTAGAGCATGATGAAAGATGAGTAAAACAACTTTAAAAATACTATTAGGATTATTAGCATTTTTATTAGCAGGCTGCGCGGGCTTTTTTTCAATAACAGGATTATCAATGTTATTTGCAGGAGCCGCACTGCCTGTTATCATTATGGCTGGTACGTTAGAATTTTCTAAATTAGTAGCAGCATCGTTTTTATACCAATATTGGAAAAAAATAGGATTAGTACTTAAAGTATATTTAACGTCTGCAGTTGTTATATTAGCAATTATAACATCAATGGGTATTTACGGATTTTTGTCTAATGCATATCAACAAACAAAGATAGAATATAATTTATCTAAAATATCTACGGATAGTTTAACAAATAAAAAATCTTCGTTTGAATTTCAAATAACTAATTTAAATACCCAATTAGGCCTTAAAAATAAACAATTGGAAAATTTAAATTCCAATTCAAAAACTAGCGATCAAGTATTAAGTACGTTAGCTACTAATAACAGGAATATAAATTCCATATCTAGAACTTCCGCTCGAACTCAAACGGAAATTAGTAAACTTAATTCAAGTATAGATACAATTTTAAATAAAATAACTGTATTACAAGATTCTGTATATACATATAATGTAGCTATAAAAAATTCTGCATTAAGCGTAGCTAAGAAATCTGAATTAGGTCCATTAGAATATCTTTCAAGTGTATTAAATACTGATATGGATAAAGTAGTCAATTGGTTTATTTTATTGTTTGTAATTGTATTTGATCCATTAGCAATGGCATTATTAATTGCATTTAATTTTCTTTTGAAAAAAGATGATATGTATGAAAATACAAAAGAAATTTCAATAGTTCATGAACCATTAAATACTGTATTAGACGAGCTATTAACTACGGAAGTAGCTGAACAGTCTACTATAATTCAAGAAGAAGAAAAGCCCGTTATACAAGAAGAGACGCCGGTAATTCAGAATGAAATAATAGTAACAGAAAGTATATACGAAGAATCGAAAGAAAATAAACCGATCGTTAATAAAAAGCCTAATAGAATAGGTTATGTAGGCGGAATTTCAAATTAAAATATATGATAACATTTAAAAAACTTAATTGCGATACTTGTAATCGTATTGTAGAAAAAGTCGACATTAAAGCTGTTAAAGTTAAATGTTGGCGATGTGTAAGTAAACTGGTTAAAGGACCAGAAATTAAATCTATCGTTAAATCAGATAAACCACGTGGTTGGAAGTTCATGAAAGAATATGTACATACGGATGGTACCGTATATCATAAAGGAATAGAACAGCCGGAATTAAAAGATACATTACCTGTTTCAGTTATTGAAATAAAAGAAGATAAAAAGAAATTATCGAAGCAAGATAAAGAACAATTAAAAGCTAACTTAGGCACTGAAATACAAAAACTAAAAGCTTTAATGTTTAATGAAAATAGAAAAACGAAGAGAGCTGAACTTCAAAGATCAATACAAAAATTAAATAGACAATTAAGTAAATTAAAATAAATTTTTATTTTACATAAAAAATCTATATATTAATAATAAATAAAAAGCAAGTTATGAAAGTAAAAAACAACATGTATGATGATGAGCCTGTAAAGGAATCGTCGATCAATATTGGTAATAAAGCAATTGCTTCAACCGATCCGGATAAATCAATTTATAAAGAAATTGATTATGGATTTAGCGTAAAAGATTCTATAATTTATATACATGGTGATATTGTATTAGGATTATTATTTGATTTCGTTTCGAAAGTACGTACTATATTAGATAATAGAGATGCATCGCAAAAAGACGCACCTATTACAGTATTACTTAATTCAGATGGCGGTGACGTATATGAAGCTTTAGGAATTATCGATTATATAAATGGATTACCTGTTAAAGTTAATATGGTTGCACGTGGAAGAGCAATGTCCGCGGCCGCATTAATGTTATCTTGCGCAACTGGTTTTAGAGCTGCTAGTAAAATGACTTCTATTATGGTACATGAAATTAGCACTGCTAATCAAGGAAAGGCATCGGATATTAGAGCGAACGCAGATCATTTAGAAAATTTAGAAGATTTAACGTTTCAATTACTTGCACAACATACTAAAATGGACTTGGAATTTTGGAGAAAGCAAGCGCGTAAAGATTTTTATATGTCACCTACGACAGCATTAGAATATGGATTAATTGATACAATATTATAATATGTCTACAGAAACAACAATTAAAAACTGGGAAACTTTAATGAAAGTTATTGACACTTACATTTCTAGTCCTAGAAAAGAACAATTAATTAAAATGTACGAGAAGTTTTCGGAGCGGATAATGACCGCTCCTGCAAGTTCTCATGCAGATAGACATAATTGCTTTCCTGGAGGATATTTAGATCATATTCTTCGTGTATGTGATATGTCAAAAGCTTTACATGATATTTGGAGTAAGGTTAATGCCGGTACCGATACATTTACTTTAGAAGAATTAATCTTTAGCGCATTAAATCACGATTTAGGTAAAATAGGAACTGAAGAAGGTGAATATTATATTCCTAATGATTCTCAATGGCATAAAGAACGTGGTCAAATTTATAAATTAAATGGTAATATTGATTACATGAAAGTACCGGATAGAAGTTTATATCTATTACAGCAGCATGGAATATACGTTTCGAGAAACGAATATTTAGCTATCAAATTACATGACGGTTTATATTCAAAAGGTAATGAAGGATATTTCATGACACATAGTTCAGAGATGGCTTTAAAATCTAATTTACCAATATTATTACATCATGCAGATCATTTAGCTACGTTAGTTGAAGACCATAACAAAGGAATTAAAATGGAAGTAGTAACTGTTGCAACTAAACATAGTACTAAAAAAGTAAATGATCCTGTAGTAGATAATAATCTAAAAAATATGTTCGACGAATTATTTAAATAAAACTTATGATACTTACAATAATATTACTTGTGATATTTTTAGGAGTTAGCATTTACGCTAACATAAATCTCTTAAAAAGAAATGAACAATTAGAAGAAGCTCAAGACCTTATTGCTAATGACTACGAAGAATTGTATAATAAAATGCTTTTATTTGAAGCAGTAATTGATAATGCAAATAAAAAGTTAAAAGAAATTGATTATAAAGGATCTTTTGAAAGCGATGATGAAGTTGGATTTTTCTTTAAAGAACTTAAGAACATACAAGAAGATATAAATAAATTTTTACAATAACATGGCAGCGAAGAAAAAGAAAAATTATTTCACGGAAGATACCGAAAATGCGATAGTTCAATATAATTTAACTACATCGTTAATAGACCGTAATAAAATTTACGATCAACATATTAAATATCCTTTTGATAAATTAGCTGAAAATATTATTCATACTTTTAAATTTTATCATTTCGATATTCCGTATGAAGATGTTAAACATGAAGTAGTAGCATTTTTAAATGAAAAAATACATAAATACACTCAAGGAAAAGGAAAGGCATTTTCATATTTTAGTATTGTAGCAAAAAATTATTTAATCAATCATAATAATAATAACTACAATAAATTTAAAAATACAGACGCTTTAGATGTTGTCGATTCTCATAGAAAGGTAGTTAACGAAATTATTCGTGAAACGGATATTGAGCATAAAAGAGAATTTATGAATGTGTTTATTGAATATGTTGATAATAATTTAAATATATTATTTAAATCAAAAGAAGAAATTCAAGTAGCAGATTCAATATTGGAATTATTTAAACAACGTAATAATATAGAAGAATATAATAAAAAAGCTTTGTATATTTTAATTAGAGAACGTACAGGAATGCGTACTCAGTATATTACTAAAATAGTAAATCAATTAAAACGTATGTATTTTTTATTATTTCAAGAATATAAAATTACTGGAAATATAAAACCTGAAGTATTATATCAAAAAGACACTGTTGTTGATAATTATTTTTGATGGACTTTGATATAGAATTATTTAAAGGAAAAACATTTTCCGAGTTAATGAAAGACGTTTATGACAATTCAAAAAAGAAAGAACGCCAAATCAACTTACTAATTGCAGAATTAAAACCCCTCATTAAAAATGTAGGTGATGCAACATTAATAGTACCTCTTATTAAAGAATATTTAGAAGTAGGTGTTAAGAATGACGAGCATTTAGTTAAATTAGCTGCGATAGTACAAAGATTAGTTTCATCTAATACAAAAGCACAATCGGAAACGGGCGGAGGATATTTGCTTTCAGAAGAAGAAAAGCAACAGTTATTAGCAGAATTAAATACAATAGAAAATTCTGATTTAGAAATAAATACTAAAGTAATTAATTTAGCGGCTGATCAAAAACAGATAGACATAGGAGACGAGCAGTGAGAAATTTTTCATCAGGTAATACACAATTTCAATTAGCATTTGCAGAAGTACTTAAAGTAATATATGACGATAATAATCCTAATTATATACAAGGTATTAGTTGTAAATTATTAGGACCTGGAGAAGGTGAAGATGATGGAGATCCTTCATCGATGCTGGCAAAACCAATTAATTCAAATTTACGTAGAATTCCTTTACAGGGAGAAATTGTAATAGTCCTTAAAGGCCCTAGCGCAGCGGTAGCTGCTTTAACAAATAATGTTACTTTATATTATTTAGATACAGTTAATATTCAAAGTTTAATAGATCATAATAGTGTACCTACTGCAGGCAAAATAACGGCAACAGGCGGAGTACAATTATCCGCAGCTGCCGGTGCTACAAAACAATCTTCAAATCCTGCAGTTGATAAGAATTTTCATGAAAATGAAAAAACAGCTTTTATTCAGCATTATGTAGGAGATGTTATTTTAGAAGGACGATATGGGCAATCGTTGAGATTTTCTTCTACGCAAAAAAACAAAGGTATTTTTAAAAAATCTACTATGTGGGAGCAAGGATCACCGGGCGATCCTATAACCGTTTTACGTAATAGTAAGTTTCAAGGTCCGGCACATAAATTTTATGCTGAAGATTTAGAAAAAGATGATAGTCTTATTATATTAACTTCCGATCAAAAGCTTCCGTTAAAACCAGCATCTGACGCAAAAACAGCTGCGAATGAAGTTAATATACAGGCTAAATACGAAAAAAATCAAATACTTTTAAATTCGGGCCGTTTAATTTTAAATGCTCGTCAAGAAGATATTTTAGCATATGCTAAAAAAGGTGTACATATATCTGCAGATAAAGTAGCGATAGATGCTAAATCTAAATTTACTGTTGATAGCCCCGCTATTCATTTAGGGGCACAAGCCACTGAGCCTATTATTTTTGGTCAAAAATGGGCTACATGGATGAATAATTTAATTACTGCTTTAGGTGCATGTTTTGTTGCAACGGGAGTAGGACCTTCAGGCCCATTAACGGGAAATCCAAATTGGTCACAGGTAGCACAATTACAAGGACAAATTAATACTTTATTAAGCCAGATATCTAAAACTAAATAATTACTTTTCAGTATAATTATTTAAAAAGATATCTTATCATGAATACTAAAGACTTTGTACAAGTATTAAGAAAAATCATTAAAGAAGAAGTTAAGACAGCTGTTAAAGAAGCTATTAGAGATATGTCTACGGATAATTTAATTGAATCTGCAGTATCTAAACCTAAGCCTGAATACAATTATAAACCTTCTAAAAAATCAGCGCCTAAACAATTCGTAAAAGATCCTTTATTAAATAGTTTATTAAATGAAACTGCAGCAAATGGATTTTCAATTCCTGCTGATACGTTAGGTCATGACGATTATTCTGAATGGCCTACAATGGAAAGTTCTGGTATGAATACTAATTTTGCATTTATAATGGGGTCGCCTAAATTTGTAGATAATAGAAAAATAGATGCTACTCCGGATGGAATTCCTCCGCAAGCAGTACCAGAAGAAGTTAAAGGTGCCTTAACACGAGATTATCGATCGTTAATGAAAGCTATTAATAAGAAAAAAGGTAGTTAATAATGCCAACTAACGCGCGTAAAATAAATCCAATAGATTTACTTCCAGATGTAGCGGTAGGTATAATGTTACCTATGACCGGTGAAGATGGTACATTATTTAAATTATCGTATACGACTCAAGAACAAGCAATAAGTAATTTAAAAAATTTATTATTGACTATCCGAGGTGAAAGACCAATGCAACCTTTATTTGGTACTAATATACAAAAGTCATTATTTGAACAAATGACTCCTAGTTTATTAAATAATATAGAACGATCGGTACAAAATGCTATTGAATATTGGTTACCATATATTATTTTACAAAATATAGAATTAGAAGGATTTTATGGTACTACTAATGGAATGGAAGAACAGGGAATTTATTTACGTTTATTAGTAAAAATAACCGAAGACGGAGCGAATATACCAATTACAATATTTTATACTCCATCAATAATACAAGTAATAGAATAATATGGCAAATAAAAAAGAAATAAATTATTTAGGTAGGGATTTTTCGCAATTTCGAGGTAACTTAATCGAATTTGCAAAATCGTATTTTCCTAATACATATAACGATTTTAATGAATCGTCGCCTGGTATGATGATAATGGAAATGTCATCTTATATAGGAGATGTATTATCATATTATACTGATTATCAATTTAAAGAAACATTGCTTAATGAAGCCGCTGCTAAAGCAAATGTATTATCAATATCTAGAGCAATGGGGTATCAAAGTAAAAATTCAATACCTGCTATTGTAGATTTAGATGTATATATAATAATTCCGGCCGTCGATGTAGGAGGATCATATTCACCCGATTTACGTTATGCATTAACTGTTAATGAAGGAATGCGCGTTGCAACGGAAAAAGGAATTGAATTTCGTACATTAGAACCTGCAAATTTTGCTCAAACATCAAGTTTATCACCAACAGAAATTACTGTATATCAAATTAATGATCAATCAAAGGATCCAGAATTTTATCTACTTAAAAAATCAGTTAAAGCAATTGCAGGTAATTTAAAAACTAAAACATTTAATTTTGGTAAAGCTAAACGATATGATAAAATTATAATTGAAGAAGATAATCATGATATTGTCGAGGTTGTAAGTATTACTGACGCAGACAATAATACATGGAGGGAAGTACCGTTTTTAGCTCAAGATATTATTTTAGAACCAATATCAAATACTAAAGACAATGATCCAGATTTATATGTATATTCTAATACGGCTCCGTACTTATTAAAACCTACAAAAGTATCTCGTAGATTTATTACAAAATTTAATTCTACAAATGATTTAGAAATACAATTCGGCAGTGGCGTTAGTGATATATCAGATGAAGAATTAATTCCTAATCCAGATAATATAGGCTCTGCATTATTAGGACTTCAAAAACAATTTGATTTTCCTATTGATCCTTCAAATTTTGTATATACAAAAACGTATGGATTAGCTCCGGGAAATACAACGTTAACGGTTAAATATACTACAGGTGGAGGTATATCGTCAAATGTATCCGCAGGTACGATTACTGAAATTGTTGAAAGAACATTTACTTTAGATGACGAATTATTAGATAAAGTATTAGTACAAAATACAAAAACTTCATTAGCAGTAATTAATTCTAAACCTGCATCGGGAGGAAAATCTACAGAAACAATTGATGAAATACGACAAAATGCATTATCGTTATTTTCTTCTCAACAAAGAGCAGTTACTAAAGAAGATTATTTAATACGTACTTATGCAATGCCTCCTAAATTTGGAGCAATTGCAAAAGCATATATTACTCAAGATGATAATATTAATACAGCTTCAGTAACAAAAGATAGAATACCTAATCCATTAGCATTAAATTTATATACGTTAGGATATACTGATTCTGGAAAATTAACTCCGTTAAATGATGCAATTAAACATAATTTACAAAATTATATTAAACAATATAGAATGTTAACAGATGCAGTTAATATTAAAGATGCATTTATTATTAATATTGGAGTATTATTTGATATAGTAACATTACCAGATTATAATTCTAATGAAGTATTATTAAAATGTATTGGTAAATTTAAAGAATCATTTGATGTTATGAAATGGAAAATTGGACAACCTATTATAATGTCTAAACTTTATGTTGATTTAGATAAAGTAGAAGGTGTACAAACAGTACAAAGTATTAAAATTGTAAATTTATTTGATCCAGCAAGCGGATATTCAGGTAATGTATATAATATAAAAGAAGCTACTAAAGATGGAATAATTTATCCTTCTTTAGATCCTTCTATATTTGAAGTACGTTATCCTGATGCGGATATAATAGGAAAAGTAGTAACATTATGATACATGCATTCTTTCCTGAAAAGGATTCTACAATATATGAAATTGCTCCTAATAGAAATACGGGGCTAGATGAAATATTGGAAATACAAAAACAACCGTATGTTATAAATTCAGGTTCAGTTGGTATTACTAAATATTATGAATCAAGAATATTAATGAAATTTAATAATCCTGAAATTTCTACATTTATTAATAACAATAGTATAGATATTAATAACTGTACGTTTTTATTAAACTTATATATCGCTGCTCAAAGCGAATTACCTTTCGATTATACAATTCAATCATATCCTGTATCCGGTGCATGGACAAATGGAACTGGTAGAAGATATGGTCAAGAAATTACCGACGGTGTTAGTTGGTCATCATTAAATGGATTAACATCTTCATTATGGTCGACAGCATCGATTGATACTGGTAAATTTTGGTATAATAATAATGACGGCGGCGCTAATTGGTATACAA